GTCCGGGGCGATGTCCAGCGCTTCGCCCACTTTCACGCCGCCCAGCTGGTCCGCCGTAGCGGGCGGCAGGCTGTAAGGCGTGCCGAACTTGGCGTCGGCCTCGGCGCGGGTGTAGAAACTGCCGCTCTCCACGCTGGCAATGGCTTCGTCCAGCGCATCGAGTTTGGTGTGCAGCTCGGTGGACAGCTGGGTCATTATGGCCAGCGCCTGCGCCTGCAGCTGCGCCGTGGGGATGCCGGTCACGCCGTCCCTCATGACGCCGCACACGTCCTCGTCCGCGCGGGTGTCGGTGATGTCGGCGGCGGTGATCACCGAGGAGCCTGCGGGCACGCTCACCGTGCACAGGCCCAGCTCGTACTGGTTGTGGTTCTGCAGGATGGCGGGCGGCTCCGGGGCCGCAGCGGGGGTGCCGGGCTTGAGCTTGACCGCCGTCAGGTTCGCGGCAGTGTCGAACTGCAGCACCACCCGGTCGATGCGGGGCAGGGTGCTGTCGGCGTCCGGGACGGTCAGGTTGACCGCCTCCCGACTGCAGGCCGAGACGCCCTTGAAGTCGTCGTAGTTGATCCACGCAAGGCCGGGGGCAACGGTGATCTGCCGCGGGCCGGTGACGCTGACCGCGTAATTTGTGTCCTTAGAGTAGACGCCGGAGGTGCGGGTGCACAGATAGGTGCTCACGTCCTCGGCGTCGTAGGTCACGCCGTTCAGCGGGTAAGTGATAATGCTCATTGTTTCCTCCTGAGGATCGGTGTGCCGATCTCGGTGGTGACCGTGTTCTCGCCCTTCTGGGAACTCAGGGTCACGCTGGTAATGCGGGCCGCCGCCTGGATGTCGGTGCCGGGGAGGCTGGCGGCCACCACCTTGCCCACCGTGACGCTGCCCGTGGGCGTGAAGCGGAAGTTCTCAATGCGGGTGTGCTTGGCCAGTTCCTGCTCACCCAGCGCCCGCAGCGCGGCCAGATAGTCCTCCTGGCTCTGGCCGTCCTTCTTCTTTTTAGAGGTGGCGTCCAGATACAGTTCCCGCCGGGCAGAGCCGGTGTTGCCGGTGGCACCCACGGTGACGGTGCCGTCCGCGCCCGCCACGGTCACGATGTTCTTGTAGTCGGTGATGCTCTCAGTGTAGGTCAGGCCGGTCAGGTTGCCGTACTGCGGGGCGTACCGGGCGTTGGGATCCAGCTTTGGGCGGTACAGCTCAAACAGCAGCTTTTTGGCCTGCTGGTCGAACCGCACCCGGAACCCGATGTCCAGTTTCTGGCACACCTGCTCGGCGATGCTGAGCAGGCTGCCGGGCTTTACCTCGCCGGTGTAGGTGTCGGCAAGATCTGCAAGCACGCCCAGCTCCAGCCCCGGCCATGCAGCCGCACCGGACACAAGGCTGCGCAGGGCGCTTTCCACCGCAAAGTCGCTCAGGGTCCGGGTGCTGATGCGCTCGTCCAGGATGCAGGCGGCGTCCCTGGCCGAGATCACGAGCTTGTGTTCGGAGCGGTCGGTCTGCGCCGAGCAGATGCGCATGATGCGGTCGGAGCCGGTGAGCCAGAGGTACCGGTCCGGGCGGCACAGCGCCTGCAGGTCGGTGGAGGCGTGCAGCTCCAGCTGTGCACCCTGCACCCCGCTGTACACGTTGTAGCGCTCCGGCCAGACCAGCGACACCCAACTTTCCAGCCGGCCCAGAAGTTCCAGCTGGCCGTCATAGACGCAGATGCTCTTGTGGCCGCCTGCGGTCAGGGTACTTGTCCGTTCAGCCATTTTTCGCCTCCGTTTCCAGCACCACGGTGGAGAACGCCGTGCTGCAGGTCAGGGTGAGGAAAAGCCATTCCGTGCCGGAATCCGCCGTGCGCTGCCATGCCTGCGTCCCGTGGCGCAAAGTCCACAGGGTGCTGCTCCCGTCCAGCGTGGACATGATGTTGTAGCCGGTGCCGTCGATGATCTGTTCCAGTTTCAGCTGGCCGCTCTCGCGGTACAGCCGGAGCTTGTCGCCGTCCTGCAGGGTGGTGATAAAGCGCAGGAACTCGCCGGTCTCCGGATCCTTGACGCCGGGGTTGACCACCGGACCGCGGGCTTCCAGCGTCAGAGCCCAGTCCTGGGTGGCCAGCCCGGTGTTGGCGATGCGGAGGTAGTTTGCCTGTTCCCGCACGCCGTAGCTGTGCACGTCGTAGCACACCGGCAGCCGGAAGGTGGGTGTTACGCTCAAGGTCGAGACGGTGAGCTCCTTCACGCTGTGCCAGTAAGGGTCCGGGCAGTAAAGCTGAAACGAGAAGGTGGGCCACAGGCCGGACACGCTGATGTCCGGGGTGCGCTGCACCTCGGCGTCGCACCAATAAGCCCCGGCAATGGTCAGCCGGCCGGTGACGTAGGGCGCGAACACATCCCGCAGCTGGCGCTTGCAGTAGTCCTGATTGCGCAGGATGCGCCCGGTGACGGTGCGGGTCACGCCGGAAATGCTCCGGCTCTCCACGGTGGCACCCACTTGCTGGTAACCCTGGCTGGTCTCCAGATCCACGGGCAGGTCGCCCAGCGGGGTGATGCTCCACAGCACCCCGGCGGCGTAGCCGAAGGAAAAGGTCAGGCCGTTGCTGGCCTTGAAGATCGCGTCAAACACCCTGCAGCACCGCCCTTTCCTGCTCGTACTGTGCCTCGCGCATCAGGTCGGCAGCCGTCTGCGCCTTGGAATAAATGTACTGATTAACCTCGATGTTGGGGCGCTGGGTACGCTGCGGCAGCGGGGCGCGCTTCTCGTAATCCCACAGGGAGCCGGATGCCGTGGAGGTCGTGCTGCTGCCGGAAGTGCCGCCGGAGATGCCGGGGGTGGTCTTGCGCTTGAACGCGCCGCCGACGCCGGCCACGATGGCCGCAATGGCGGCGGTCAGGGCCACGCCTGCCGCGATCATGAGCAGCGCCTGCGGGGCACCGAATCCGGTGGGGAACAGTGCCGCCGCGACGGCTTCCAGCATCCCCACAAAGGCGCTGCCGATGGAGCCGATCAGGGTGCCCATGGAGGCCAGAATCTCCGGGAAGCTGGAGATCAGTCCGCCCTTCAGGCCGGTGCTGATGGCAGCGGCAGCCGCAGTGAGCGGACCTTTGAGTCCCTGAAAGATGCCGGTGAGGGTGGAACCAAGGCCCTGCGCCTGCGTGAGCACGTCTGCAAAACCGCTGGTCAGGCCCTTGGCGAGGTCGCCGCCCATATCCCACAGGCCGTTGGAGACGGCACTGACCCCCTTGCCCAGCGCGTTGTTGACCTGCTGGATCAGGTTCTTGCCGAAGTCGTCAATGAGCTGCTTTGCCTGCGGGGCAAGGCCGTTGTACAGGGTGGACAGCACCCATTCGCCGACAGACTGCCAGTCCTGCTTCTTCACAGCAGTCACCAGCGTGCTGAAGGTACCCACCACGCCCTTGTCGGCCTCGTCCTGCCAGCCCTTGACGAGGCCGTCAAAGCTGTTGGCAGAGGCTTTCTTGATCTCCTCGGTGATCTGCGGGACACCATCGGCGGCAATGGTCTTGACCCGCTCCACCGTGACCAGCGCCCCGTCCACGATGTCGTTGCAGGTCTCGGTGATGACCTGTTTCTGGGTCGTGGTTTTGTCGGTCAGGGTCTCGGTGATGGTCTTGGTGCTGGTGGCAATGCCGTTGAACACGGAATCCGTTGTAGACGTAACGGTCTTGGCTACAGTGGCAGCGATCTCTTCATAGGTCTTCTGGGTCTGGGCGGTGGTCTTGCCGTTTTCGGTCACATACTTGGTGACGGTCTTGTAGTTCTTGGCCACACCGTTGACCATTTCCTTACCGGATTCGGTCACGGTCTTGGTCAGGCGGTTGTACTCTTCAGAGCCCTTTTTCAGGTGCTCGGTCAGCTCCACTATCTGGGTCGTGACCTTGCCCAGAGCATTCTGAGAAACGCTGGTGCCGACGTCCTGCAGGGACCACAGCAGGGTCTCGGTGGCCTGTGCGGCAGCCTTGGTCTTTTTGGCCGCCTTGGTGGCGGCGTCCCCGGACTTGGTATAGGCCGGGACGACCACCTCCGCCATGGACTGGGCGCTGTCGGCCACGTCGGCGTTGGCGTCCGCCCAGACGGAGGACCAGTCGTTCCCGCTGGCGGTTTTAGCAATGGTGGCACCGGCGGTGGCTGCGATGGCTCCTGCACCAACCGCACCGCCTTTGCCGGTGAGGCCGTTGATAAAGCTCTGGATAAGGTTCTTGCCCCACTGCACCGCCTGCGAGGGCAGGCTCTTGATCCAGGCAAGAGCACTGGAAAATCCGCCCTTGAAGGCATTCAGCATGCTGGAACCCATGCTCTTCACGCCATTGGCCACACCGGTGAGGATGGTCTTGCCGATGTTCAGCCAGTTCACTGCCGAGATCACCGACAACACGGCCTGCAGGATCTTCTTCCAGTTGGCCAGCAGATCCGGCACCGCCTTGACGATGCCCACGACCAGCTGCACGATGATGGCCACGCCCTCGCCGAGGATCTTGGGCATGTTGTCGTTGATGATGCCGCAGATGTTGATGATGATATCCGGCACATAGGCGATCAGATCCGGCAGACCGGCGATCAGGCCGTTGAGCAGCTGGGTGATGAGGTTCAGACCGGCGTCCACAAAGCTGGCCGCGTTGTCCCGCAGCTGGTCTGTAAAGGCCAGCAGCTGTGGCAGAGCAGTGGAGAAGAACTCCGGGATGCCCTCGGTGAAGCCCTGTGCCAGGGAGCTGAGCAGCTCGGTGCCGGTCTGCAGGAGCTCCGGCACAAGGCTGTAAACGATTTCCGGAATGCCTGCCAGTACGTTGCCGATCATGGGCAGCAGATTGTCCACAAGGAAGGTCTGTGCCGTGTCGGCCAGCGCCTGCAGCGGTTCCGTCAGATCGGCACCGGTGGACCAGTCGGCCAGCACGTTCTCGGCGGCAGCTTTCATGGCCGCAAAGCTGCCGGTCAGGGTGGTGGATGCCTCCTTGGCCGTGGTGCCGGTGATGTCCATCTCCTTCTGGATGACGTGGATGGCGCTGTACATGTCGGCTAGGTTGCCCAGGTCGTAGTGCACGCCAGAGATCTTCTCGGCGTCCTTCAGCAGGCGCTGCATCTCGGCCTGCGTGCCGCCGTAGCCCAGCTTGAGGTTGTCCAGCATGGTGTAATTCTGCTTGGCAAACCCCTGATAGGCGTTCTGGATGTCCTGCATGGAGGTGCCCATCTTGTTGGAGTTGTCGGCCATATCCACCATGGCCATGTTGGCCAGCTGGGCAGCTGCGTCGGTGTCCTGGCTAACGCTGGACAGCAGACTGGCCGCAAAACTGGTGGTCTGCTCCATGTAGTCGTTGGCAGAAAGGCCAACGGTCCGGTATGCCTGCGCGGCGTACTCCTTGACCGTGTCGGCACTGTCCTTGAACAGCGTTTCCACGCCGCCAAGGCTCTGCTGCAGGGCACCGCCCATGTTGATGGAATCCGAGATGATCTTGCCGATGCCGGCCGCCGCGATCACTTTCTTCAGGGTGCCGACCAGTTTCTGGCCGATGCTTTGTCCGGTCTGCTCGCCAAGGCCGTCGGTCTCCTCGTCAAACATCTCAGTCAGGGCGCTTTTGATGCCCTGCGCCGAGGGCACGATCTGGACATATGCCTTGCCCAGTTCGATTCCGTCCGCCATGGTGTCAACCTCCTTTCAGCGCCGCAAGTGCGGCGTCAAATTCTTCCGCGCTGGCGTAGCTCTGCACGTTGCTGCTGTCTGCTTCACCGCGCAGGTCGGCCAGTACGGAGGGCGGTTTGGACGTGTCGTTGTGCAGCCACCAGAGCACCTGGGTCAGGCGGTCGGCGGCATAGGCCAGCAGTTCCGTCTCAAAGTCCACCGTGCGGCCTGCCGCCTTGCGCAGGCTGCGGCTTGTTTCCGGCAGGCCTGCGGCCAGGGTGGCGGCCAGACGCAGCGGCAGGGCGCGCCAGTCCAGTACATGGTAATACTGGGCAAAATCGCAGATCAGGGCGTCCTCGTCCGATGCGATCAGTTCGGCGAGGATGCAGAGTTTTTTCCGGCCGTGAAGCTGTTCATCAGCTCACCCAGAGCGTCCGCCACCTTGGCCACCGGCACACGGCCGTCCGGGGTGCGCAGGTGGTCGTACAGCTTCTTCCGGCCCTCCTTGCCCAGCAGGCGCAGGGTCAGGCGGCTCATGTCAAAGACGTTGCCGTCCTGCATGCCGCCCAGGGCGTCCAGCAACTCGGCGTCGTCCAGTGCGTCCTCGCTCAGCTCAATTTCAAAGCCGTCGTTGGTTTTTGCAGTGATCATGCCTGCACCTCCTTGGTCTTGGCAGCGGCCTGGGCGGCAGCAGTGCCGCCCAGAATGTACTCGTAATGGGTGTTGCCCTGGGCATCCGGCACGGCGGTCAGGGTGGTGTTGTAACCCACGGCGCTCTTGGCGTAGGTGATATCGCCCACGGCGGTGACGGCGGCATCCGGGATGACGATGCGCTTGACCGCCTTGTTCTTCATCACCATCTCGATGACCCAGCTGCAGTCGGCCTGCTCCTGGCTGTTGGCCTGCACGGTGATGCCGGTCTCCAGCGTGCCGGTGACGTTGCTGTCGCCATACACGGACTTGAGCACCTCCACGTTCAGGGCCTCCAGCAGGGTGTACTGGAAAGTGTCGGGCTTCTCGGTCTG